CAGGATTTTCCATCAGGCACGTTGCCCCGCACTTCTGACACTTTCTATCCCATTCCCAATCAGGATGCTCAACTTTCCACGCTGGTATTTCCTTTGTTTCTTCAATCTTCCTGGCTTGCGCCATCTGCTACCTCCTGTTTATCCTGCGGTATTTCAGCAGGGACATTTTGTAGGGCTGTTACTATGCTGTATGTGTTTGTTATTCCCATCTGCTCAAGTATGTGAAGAAAGACGCTTCTCCGTCCTTCGTAAAAGTCCATTCCGTCATTAGCCTGAAACATCCGGCAGAAATCCACAAGGTCATTAAGGACAGTTTTTCCTTGTTCACCACCAAACACGACGCGGTAGGCTTTGAGCAATACCGTTGATTCCTGTTCAAGAACGGCCTCCACTACGCACCTATCATCCTTTGTGCTGACCCTGGAACAGCCTTTTCCATGCTTCCCATCGTGTCAGCCCCTTGCTGTGCAGCGTCAAGCAATGCCTGTTGTTCCGCTATCTTGGCCTTCATATCCCTGATCTGATCTCTTTCCTTTGGAGGTACGGTCAGCCGTGTCGGGCATCCGTAGAGGTCAAAGACATACCTGAATATCTCATCCTCATCGAGATTATCCAGAATGTCAGATTTGACCTGGGCCAGAGGCATGATGAAGGCTAACGCCTCTTGGAGTGAATTGCCCTGTCCTGCCTTCTGCGCCCTTGCCAATGGGCTAATATACTCGATCTCATAATCCTGTTGCATAGCCTGTTCCGGAGGTGCGGGAAGATAACCGCCACGCATCATGATAGCGAATGAACGGGTTATGATGTTCTGAAGGCACTCGGTAGTTAATCTGCCGATGACAGGCCCGAACATGAGCATCCTTTCTGCTTCCCTCTTTGATACCTCGTAGGCTGTCATCTGACGCTCTATGTTGGCAAGCATACGGAATACATCAACATAGAAATTATTGTTGATCTGCTCAACATCGTAGGTGAGTGATTCGGCAGAATACTCAAGGTTGCCTGCAACATCCAGCTTGGCTATCCTGTCCTTGCCCTGTGAACGGAAGTTAAGCCCATTCGGAGCGGTATTAATACGCCCCTTATACCCTTCAGGCACATCAAGGGGAGGGTTCAGTATCTTATCTTCCTGGATGAGCATGTTGCGCTTTCTTACATTTGTCGTTTTAACATCAGGCAGACTGATGATTGCCGGACACAGCCCATAGGGTTCATCGGCAGGCTTCTCCCATCGTGCTATGGCATAGGGAAATTCATGATACCCTGATTCCTCGACGATCTTTTTGTCAGTGACATCAATGTAGTAGCTGGCAAAGGGTAAGTTCAGGCTGTCCTTGCGATACCACAATCTGTCATTCCTCGGACATACGACATGCAGGAAAGGAAACGTCTTGGTGTATGCCTGGTCCTGTTTGCTATCAATCATCTGCATTAGAGCTTCGTTGAGTACCTTGCCCGGAAACTCCATGATTGCCTGTCTCGCGGTAAAGGGTATCTCACGAAACACGGTATCGATCTCACCCTGGTTGTTCTCGGCATAGACAAACTGATAGGGTGACATGCTCTCTACGTTGAGGATACGCTTGACCCCTTCCTCAAGATACAGCCCACCCACTGAATATGACCCCATGTCACGGTAAAACTCGGTCATGGCATTGTAAAGGAATGACTGAGAGAAGGCGGCGTACATCCTGAGCTCCACTTCCTCAAGCCATCGTTTGATGTCATCGTTCTCATTGAGTTCATCCATGCTCATCTTGAGCCGAAACCAGGGTAAAGTGGGGGAGGTCAGAAGGCTATGCAGCCCCGCGACTAAAATACCTAACGCCCTGATCACCGCAGAACTATATATCTTGCTTGTTTTCTTCGCTCCGGGTGCGTTAGAAACTTGCCTATGCAAGTTGATGTACTCTCCCACTTCGTCCCAGGTGGATTTGTATTGTCCCCGGACTGTCACCAGTCGGTCATAATTTCGTATTAAATCTTCGGCTCGCTCGTCCATCATCCACCCAAAATAGTTTTTGTCTTGTTTGCGTCATCAGCAAACAGGGTCTTCAACTCTTTACGAGGCTTGTAACTCCCTGCAAACAATGTTGAACTAAATCCCTGCTTCCCTTTGAGTTCCCTGATCTCTTTGGTTGCGGCCTTGATTGCCCTGCGCTTTTTAATACCCATCATGCTTGTTGCAGTCATTGGACTGTCACTCTCACTACCGCCGAACATTGATTCAATGAAACCCATCTATGCGCTCCTTAACGGATCATACTCAAACTGTGCGTAGTCCTGATGCACTATGCGTTCCCTCATCGGCCTGGCTTCCATGTTGTCAGCATTGACAGCAACGTACCTGAGACAATCCGCACCATGAGCGTGAACATCCTTGAGAGGTGAACTGGTTGTCTCAGTCTGCCGGTTGATCTGCCGCCTGTATCGTTTCAGGCACTCAACAAGTCTATGTGATAATGGGGTATGCCTTACGCTGCCATTTACCCGTGGTGCTTCCTCGGCATGACAAAGGACTTTATCAAAGTACATCCTCGGAAACATCATCCTGGTATGTCTGATACCATCCTCAACGCCCATTTCGGTGATCTGTTCTCTCGGTACGCAGTCCCATCCAAGAGAGGACAGAATGTCAAATGTGCTTTTACCTTCGCTGTTGAGGTTTGAGCTAAAGCCATCGTGAGGAAGCCACACCTTGCCCCACTGGTACGGCCTTGTTTTGAGTTCTGTTGACACCGCAGGAAGCGTGGTATGGCTGAATTCGAGATATTCTATCATTCTGATCTCTGATATATGCCTCTGGACTAACGAGACTGCAAGGCTGTCATCCCATCCTAAATCAAACACCACATGGACGTAATACATGGGGTCATAGGGCACATTGCAGATATGGTTATTGTCCTGGGCTACCTGTATCTCTCGGTGATAGATTGCGCCCTCTACTGCGGGTCTGCATTTCCCTTCCCAAATATTGTCATAGCTATCAGGATCAAACTCAAGGCAATGTAAACGCTCTGCATTTAATACCTCGTTAAAAAAAGGATTGTCACGCCAGTTGACCTCCACGTTGATACAATCTGGAGGTGGATGGACAGTGAAACGTTGATGAGTCTCATCGGTCTCAAGGTCCGGGTTATAGCTTATCCATATCTCTGAGGATGTCTTACGGATGGTCGGTATGAGCACGTCCCATGACCGCTTAGAGATTGCCTGCCCTTCCTCAATCCAGCAAATATCATATCCTTCAAAGGACTTGATAGTGTCAACTGTGAGAGAGGACAAACCGACAAACGCAAACTCGGTGCCGTTGATGCCCCGTATCTCGTTGTCAAGGACCGTGTAATGATGCGTTAAACCGAGTGTGCCTATCTGATCGGATAAGAGCTTGTGAACTGACTGTTTAATGCTGTTCTGAATCTCACGAGTACAGAGGATACGGAGTTTGCTCCACGTACCCATGAGCAATAACGCCCTGGCAAAACTCCAAGACTTGCCACTACCTCTCCCGCCCCGAGCTACCTTATACCGGCAAGGTTTAAAGAGGAACTTCAGCTTCTTCGGTATGGTTGCGTGAACGTTAATCTCCAATGAATTCCACCGTTATCTTTGTCTTGATGTCGCCGCCGTCAGGACCAGAGATCTC